GATGGTGGTGGCCGTGGGGGTGGTACACCCATTACTGCACAAAAAGGTGGCGCTGGGGATGGAGGCACTCGGTGGGGGTATATCCCAGAAACCGGGAGTGCTAATACAGGCGGCGGGTCGGGCGGTGTAGGTGGTCAAGGTACTGAGCCTGTTTACAACTCGTCTGGTGGTTCTGGAATAGTTATTATCAAGTACACCGTAACACGCAATACGGTTTACAACTTTACATCTTCTGGCACCTGGACATGCCCACCTGATGTTTACGGCGTTGAATACCTTATTGTTGCTGGAGGTGGCGGCGGCGGTGCTTACCCCGGTGCAGGCGGTGGTGGAGCTGGCGGTTACCGAACAGGAACAAATTTAGCGGTTGAACCCGGAGTTACTTACACTGTAGTTGTTGGAGGAGGTGGTGGTACTTATGTTAGCCCAGCATTTGGTGGAGGTAGCGGAGGTAATTCGTATATTTCAGGCTCAAATATACCGGCAAATCCATCCGCCCCAGGAAATCCGTATGCAAACGCGCTTGTTGCTTTTGGTGGAGGAGGCGGCGGGACTAATGTAACTCCGTACGGAAGCAGAAGTGGTACCGATGGTGGCTCTGGTGGCGGGGGTAGCGGAGGAGTGAGCCCTGGTTATGCTGGCTTAGGCAATATACCTTCAACTTCTCCATCTCAAGGAAATAATGGCGCTCAAGGTGGAGGCCCATTTTGCGGTGGAGGCGGTGGCGGTGGCGCTGGTGGCATTGCCTCTCCTGTATCTCCTAGTAGCGGAGATGGTGGGAATGGTGGGTTGGCAAGCTCCTCATCTATTAGTGGCGTATCAACTTTTTATGCTGGGGGTGGTGGCGGAGCGGCATGGCCTAGCACCGGAACTGTGGGTGGTACGGGCGGTCCCGGAACATTTGGAGTTTCTGGCGGGAGGGGTAATCTTGCTTCTTCTCCTCCTTCAACTGCGGGCGTTACCAATACAGGCGGTGGTGGCGGTGGGGATGCTTCAAATGGCGGTTCCGGCATCGTAATTATTAAGATACCTTCGCTATAGGAGTTTTTATGGCTTGGTCAGATGTCCTTAAGGCAATCATCCCTATCGTTGTAGCGGCACTGGCTTGGTTACTTGGTCAGGTAGCTAGCTTTAGTGAACGGCTCACTAAGATCGAAGGACAGATGCCTGCCTTAATTACCCGTGAAGGGGTGCCAACTGATAGCCCAATCTCTGCCGAACGCCGTGCTTTACAGAAAGAACAACTCATGCAGCATATCAACGAACTTCAGGTCAAGGTCAGACTACTTGAAGAACGTGAAAAAATGGGGAAGAAGTAATGTTTGAACTACTCGGTGGTGGTTTACTTGGCTCCATATTCGGTGGTTTGTTTAGGCTTGCGCCTGAAGTGCTGAAATTCCTCGACAAGAAGAACGAACGACAGCATGAGTTGAGTATGTTCCAGCTTCAAACCGACCTTGAGAAGATGCGAGGCGAGTTCAAGATGGAGGAGAAGTATGTGGACTACTCGATCTCGCAAATGGACACGATTAAGGAGGCTTTTAAGGAACAAGCCCAAACAGCAAAAGAGGCTGGTTGGTTGGCTTCTTTTATCACTGCTATTACCCGCCCCGGCCTTACTTGGATTGCATTTGGCGTATACGTGGCTGTCAAAGCTGCTGGCCTAACGATTGCGTTTCAAACCAACGCTAACTGGGCAGAAGTCCTAACCAAGAGCTATGACGAGGATGACTTCGCCATGCTGAATATGATGCTTACGTTCTGGTTTGTAGGACGATCAATTGAGAAGTACAACAAGTCGTGAATGAGGCAAAGAAGCTTTGCAAGGATGTACTTATCAAGCCTTTTGAGGGGCTAGCAAAGCGTTTGCCTGATGGACGAGTTAAAGCCTATCCAGATCCCGGTACCAGAGGACATCCTTGGACAATTGGTTGGGGAGCTACCGGACCAGACATAAACCCCGATACGATTTGGACAATGGAGCAGTGCGAGGATGCGCTGGATCACCATGTGGAGTATTTTGTTCGTGGTTTGGTAAAGATGTCGCCAAGCATACAAACCGCACTGCCCCGACGCATTGCCGCTGTGACAAGCTGGGTCTACAATTGTGGCCTAGGGAACTATCGGGTTTCCACCTTCAAAAAGCGTATTGATGCGGGGGACTGGGATGGTGCAGCCGATCAGTGCATGTTGTGGAATAAAGCTGCCGGTCGTGTTCTCCCCGGACTCACCCGCCGCCGAGCGGCTGAAGCGGCGTTGATGAGGTAAATATGCCTGTCAGAAAACTAAGATTCCGCCCCGGTGTCAATCGGGAAAATACCAGATACACCAACGAAGAAGGTTGGTACGTATCTGACAAGGTACGCTTCCGCCAAGGTACGCCAGAGAAGATTGGCGGCTGGATTCAATACTCAGCAGCGCAGTTCTTAGGTATCTGCCGTAGTTTGTGGAACTGGGTGGCGTTAGATGGTAATAATTATTTAGGCGTTGGTACCAACAAAAAATACTACGTTGAATATTCGGGGCAGTTCAACGACATCACGCCCATAGCAGATACGGTATCGCTTATTGATCCGTTCTATGCAACCACAGGGTCAAACACGCTTGTTGTTGCGGACTCTGCTCACGGTGCTGAAAGTGGTGATTACGTTATTTTCAGTGGAGCGACTATTAGTTTTGGTGGTGGGAGTATTGTTGCCAACGATCTGAACGATGAGTTTGAGATCACCTACATCAACGCTGACTCTTACAGCATTGAGCTTGGTGTGGCGGCAAACTCAGTTGATGCTTCTAACTCTCCTTTTGGTGATACGGTACTTGCATCCTATGAACTACCCATCGGCGCAGAAATAACGTCGTTAGGTTTCGGTTGGGGTAATGGCGCTTGGAATACAGGAACCTGGGGTTTCGGTGGAGGATCAACGAATTACGCACGTTTGTGGAGTGCGTATAACTGGGGTGAGGATCTTGTCTTTGCACCGCGTTATGGGTCCATATACTACTGGGATGAAACATCGGGGTTAACAACAAGAGCGGTAGCACTACAGGATTTGGCTGGGTCAAGCGCATGTCCTACTGAAGTAACGTTTATCTTTGTTTCGGACATATCCCGTTTCTTGTTTGCTTTCGGTGCCAACAACCCAGCAGATACTGTTAGTGGTAGCTATGACCCCATGCTTGTGCGCTGGGCCGACCAGGAAAGCCTGACTGACTGGACTCCTGCTGCAACCAATCAAGCAGGTGATTTGCGCTTATCGCACGGCTCAGAAATCGTATTAGCCATCCAAACCCGCCAAGAAATATTTACGCTCACCGACTCGGCTGCGTATTCGATTCAATTCCTTGGGGCACCGCTGGTCTGGGGCGCTCAGCTTCTTGGTGACAACATATCCATCATCGGGCCTAACGCAGGTATATTTGCATCCGGTGCTGTGTACTGGATGGGTGTTGATAAGTTTTATGTTTATGACGGTCGGGTGCAGACGCTACCCAGCGACTTGAGGCGATATGTATTCAGTGACATTAATACGGATCAAGCCTATCAAGTATTTGCCGGTACCAACGAAGGCTTCAATGAAGTCTGGTGGTTCTACTGCTCAGAGAACAGCACCACGGTAGATCGTTACGTGGTGTACAACTATTTGGAAAGAATCTGGTACTACGGCACCATGGAGCGTACTGCTTGGCTAGACTCAGGTTTGCGGGATTATCCCCAGTCTGCTGATTACAACCGGCGCATTCTGAATCAAGAGTATGGTGTGGATGACGCAGCAGGTGATTCTGTTGCCGCAATAGATGCTTACATCGAGTCTGCCGAGTTTGATATTGAAGACGGTGACAAGTTCATGTACGTCTACCGAACCATCCCAGATATCACGTTTACAGGCTCTACGGATAACTCGGACCCAGAAGTTGTATTCACCATCTACCCCAAGAAAAGCTCAGGCTCACCTGCTAACACGCCTGTATCAGGCACAGTGATTGCTGCTGACTATCCCGTCGATGAATACACCTCGCAGATCTATACACGGTTCCGTGGGCGTCAGGCATACCTCAAGGTACGTTCTAACAAAGTTGGTACAACGTGGCAGCTCGGTTCTCCGAGGATGGACATCCGGCCTGACGGACGGGCAACGGGTAACGGTGCATGAGCCTTATAAATTTTCCATCACCGCCAAACCTGCCCCTATCGCCGCTTGAGTTTGATAGCCGGTATCAGGAGGGGCTGAATAATGTACTGCGCCTATATTTCAACAGGCTTAGCGGCACGTTGCAAAACGTACTTGGTCCTGATGGTGGGCGGTTTTTAAGTAACCCATTTGGTGCGTTTTCCAGTAGCGTAGATCAGACAGCGGCAAGTACAACAGCAGCTTATGCTATTACGTTTGATACAACGGATATTTCTGACAGCGTTTATTTAGCCAATAGTTCTCAGCTTACGGTTACCTATTCAGGCATATACAACTTACAATTCAGTATTCAGTTTGCAAATACGGATACACAGATTCACGACATTGACGTTTGGGCTGCAATTAACGGAACGAACTTAGCTAGCAGTAACTCTCGCTTTTCTGTACCGAATAAACATGGTGGTGTTAACGGGCATTTGATCGCAGCGTTGAATTTGTTTTTAACGCTCCAAGCCGGAGATTATGTTCAGTTGTACTGGCATACAGACAATACAGGAGTAAAAGTTGAACAGATTCCAGCGGCATCAACACCAACTCGTCCTGCAACGCCGTCTGCGATTGCAACGATGGTATTTGTTTCTTCGATAGCGGGGTAAATTATGAGCGACGGCGGAAGCAGCGGAAATTTACAAGAGGACTACGCAGTCACTGACAAAGGTGATGTTGTTAGCAGTTCTGGCAATACGATAGGTGCTGACAATCAATTCGCAACCTCAACGTCATCTGGGTTTAACTTAGGCAATGTCGACTTTGGCAAGCTGACAAATGCCGTGCTCGGCGGATCTGGAGGAGGCATGGGTGCTGGACTGGCCCTTGGCCTTGGCGCTTTAGCCGCGGCCATGTCAAGACAGCAAGCACCTACAGTCAAGATGCCAAAGTATGAAGCCGCCCCTGTATATAACCGGGCGCTGACTGCACCTTACTATCCGCCACAGCCAGAGCCGCAAAAGTCTGCAAGCGGCCAGAATATCTATCAGCCCATGCGTGGTATGCCGATGTTCTTCAACCCCAATCCATTTCAGTTTGATCCAACAGAAGCGGCGAAGCGTTACGGTCCAACGCCAGAGCAGTTGGCTGCTGGGCGCACCGGGTATGAAACAGGGTTGGCGTCGTTGTACAAACCTGTAACGATCAGGCCGATTAACTTTGGTGAGAATCAAGACACAACTGGCGGGGGCCAGAGCACAGTCACAGGCGGTAATGTATCGAATGGCAATAACAGTGTTGCTGCTGGGCCAGATACGCAAGGTGGTGGGTTAGCCGGTGGCGGCAGTATTGATGATTACATGATGGCGCAAGGTCGGTACTTACGTGGCCCGGGCGATGGTATGTCTGATGACATCATAGCCTCGATCAACAATAAACAGCCGGCCCGTCTGGCAGACGGAGAGTTCGTGGTACCTGCCGATGTTGTATCAGATCTTGGTAATGGGTCATCAAATGCTGGAGCAATGAAGCTTCATGAAATGATGAAGAACATTCGCAAAAAAAGGCACGGCACTACGAAGCAACCGCCCGCGGTAAAGGCGGAAAAAGCGTTGCCAGCGTGACATGGTTAATGAGTGGGAGCGTTGCAGCCCTTGGATTCAGGCGGCCCTGGATCATGGCGGCAACTTGTTTGATTTAGAAGATGTGTGGCAATCCATCATCAAGGGCTTGGCTCAGTTCTGGCCTGGCAGTAGTAGCGCCATGGTGACGGAGATCAAACAGTTCCCCAGGAAAAGAATCTTGAATATTTGGCTTGCCGGTGGTGATTTAGAAGATCTAAAACGCATGGAATTTTATGTGCGTGAGTATGCAAAAAAGACTCAATGTGATGCAATTACGATTCAGGGACGGCCCGGCTGGCAGAAAGTATTCCCGCAACGATTAAAAACAGTAACTTTGATGGAAGAGGTGTCCAAATGAGCACAGGCGGACCGTCACAAACGATCACCCAAAGCGCACCCGAGTATCAGCTACCTTACATTTCCGATCTTTATCGGATGGGTCAGCAGGCTGCGTACACGCCTTACACGCCATATAGCGGCCAGCGATTTGCTGAGACATCTCCGCTCTATCAACAAGGGGTTGAGGCAACGCAAGCAGCCGCTGCAACACCCGGCGTACTGGGTTCCATGAATGTTGGCGGCCAGAATGTGGGCGTCATGCAGGCTTACATGAACCCGTACCAGCAGGCGGTGACTGATGTTGCTAAGCAGTCAGCGGTTCGTGACTACCAAACCAAGATGAACGAACTCAAAGGTCAGGCTACCTCACGAGGTGCGTTTGGCGGTAGCCGCCAGGCGATGCTCGAATCAGAGCTGACACGTAACCTTGGAACGCAACTGGGCAATATCCAGACGCAAGGATCTGCTGCTGCCTATGACAAGGCATCCGGTTTATATCAGCAAGATATACAGAACCAGATGCAAAAGGCGCAGGCGTTGCAAAGTCTTGGGCTTACGGATGAGTCTAGGCGGCAGCGTGATTTGGATGCGATGTACGAAGAGTTCCAGAGACAGCGTGATTACCCGCAGCAGCAGATTGCTCAGTATCGGTCCACCATCTTTGGCGGCCCTGCGTATACCTCGCAGTCAGGATACCAATCATCTGGCAATCCGATTGTGCAGGGTTATGGATTGGCACGTTACTTGTACGGAGGCTTCTAAATGCTAGCAGCTCAAGCAAATACCGGGCTTGGCAATGATGTCAACATGCTTGAAGCCATGGAGATGTTTAAAAGCATCCCGGACAAGATGTTGCCCCAGTATGCCCAAGATCCTAAGCTAGCTCTCTTTGCCGCCGCTGAGATGGCACGGCGGGAGGATATGCGTAAGCGGTATGCTCAGAAAGCACAAAAGCCCAACAAGCCGGTAGTGGCGCAGCTTGCAGAGGCTATAGCCCCGAGTATGCCGCAGATGCCGCCTGGCATGAATGCGCCTCAAGAGCCACAACCTACACAGATGGCGCCATCGCAGCAGCCAGACATGGCTCAGCAGATGCCTCAGCCCATGCAAGCAGGACTTGGCGGCCTGATGCCTGAGCAACGCATGGCTCAAGGGGGTCCGGTTGCTTTTTCAGGTGGTCTTCTTGTTGACCCTAACTTAGCATTCACTCAGGTTGAAGAAGAGCAAAAACGTATACCGGTGCAAATCAACCCGACCGGTGATGTCAAGCTTATGACCCGAGATGAAGCGGTTAAGTTTGGTATGTCACCTGCTCAAGTTGAGCAGAAGTTCGCTCAACAGTCAGCAGGCAAACCTAAAGATACAGCCCAGCCCGTTGAACAGCCTATGCAGTTGGCCCAAGCACCTGCTGCTCCGCAGATGACGCCAGAGCAAATCATCAAAGCTGGGCGAGGCATCATGAATCAGCTCGGCATACAAAGCATACAAGTACCAGAAGCATATGAAACTGCAAACCGTGCTGATGAATTGTATAAACAGAGGCAAGGTAGATTTACCGATGAAATCTCTCCAATCATGGAAGAGATGAAAAAATTCTATGGGCAGCAGGCTAGCAAAGAAGATATACAGAAAGCCGCAAATCGTCAGATGGCGCTTGCGTTGATGGGGAGCAAAGAACGTAATTTATTAGCAGGGCTTGCTGGAGGAATACAAGCTGGCGAAGAAACCAAGAAGTCAATGGCGCAAGAAAATCGTGCGCTGCAACAAATGTCTTTGAATGCTCAGTTAGCTCATGCTAAATACAAAGACGCTATCAGGCGAGGGGACTTTGATGCTGCGGAAAGGGCTGCAAAAGAAGAGCGAACCCTTAGCTTACAAATTCAAAAGTTAAAACAAGAGCAGGCGGTACTACCATTTACCATGGGGTTGGAGGCGCTTCGTGCAACAACGCCAAAAGGCGGTGGCGAAGCTGGATTTACACCTGCCAAGGCAACTGAACTTAATATGAAAGTATTAGAAGTTGCTAAGCCTGAGCTGGACGCATTGGATACTGAGTACAAGAAACGTGCAGATAGCTGGTTCTATTCAGGGCCGCAAAACTGGAAGGAAGATCCTGAATACTTAGCTAAGCGGCGTAAAATCATCGAACGTGTAAAACTAGAACAGGCGCCATTGCTGATGGGAGTGAAACAAGTATCTACAGCACAGATGGATAAGTTGACCAAACCGTCTAACCCGTAGGGGTGATCGATGCCTATCTTCAATGTCCCAGGCCAAGGCCGGGTACAGTTTCCTGAAGGTTATACCAAGGAACAGTACGCACAAGCCATAAGCAAACTCAGCGGCGAGCAAAATTTTCAGCCTGAGTTTTCTTTTGGGCAGCGAGCGGTCGCACCTTTAAGCAGAACTTTCCAAAACATCGGGACATCACTAACCAAAGAGTTGCCGGCCATGGGATTGGCAGCTCTTGGCTTTGATGAAAAAGCTGCCGGGTTACTTGAAGAAGCGCAAAGACGATATGCTGAAACTGAGCGTAATGCTCCACGGATGTATCAGTCTTATGAGGATGTGACAGGTCCACTATCAGCTCTAGGTTATGCCTATGAGCGTGGCTTGGAGGCGGTGCCTTATGGACTTGCTATGTTGTTACCTGGAGGAGCCACTGCTCTTGGCGCTAGAGGTATTGCAACAAGGGCTGGAGCCGCTGTTACAGAAGCTGCCCTTGCCCGAGGCGTGCCTGCTGCGTCTGCTGAAGCACTTGGCGCTGCTCGCGCAAGTCAAGTTATGCAACGGGCAGGATTGGCTGGTGCTGGCGCCGGTGGTTATGCTCTAAATGCGCCTGAAACATTTGCAGATATCTATAAGACAACAGGCGAGTTAAGTCCTGGTGTTGCATCCGCTGCTGCCGTTGGTCAGACTTTGCTTGATCTTGTGGCGCCTTCTGCATTCCTCAGTAAGCTCGGCATGTTCGGAACCTTGAAGGCAACAGAAGAAGTTGCTAAGCGAGCTGGTTTCCTTGAGGCTGCAAAAGATTTAAGTATTGCTGCATTGAAGACGGCTCCCAAAGAAGGTTTGACGGAAGGCGCACAAGAGGTCATTAAGAATATGGCCGTTGATTATGTGCGTGGTAGTGGAGAACTATTTTCAGCAGACCGAGTTAAAGATTATCTGGAGTCAGTAATCTCTGGTGGTATTGGCGGAGCTGGATTGGGTGCGGTAGGGCGAGGCATACAACGTGCTGGTATGCCTGTAGAAGCCAAGCCTGAAGTGCCACAAGTTGAAACCAAGCCAGCGGAAACAGCACCGCCAGTAACAGAAGTGCAAACAACTCCGCCAATTGGCGGAGTTAATCTAGCTGCCGTACAACCAACACAAACGCCACCGGTTACTGAAGCCGCGGCACCTGCGGCACCTCCTGTTGTAGCCACAGAAACCGCTGTGCCTGGCGAGCAAGTTGTGACCGAGGCTGCCCCTGTGGTGGATCAGTCCGCCAGCCAGACGCAAGCACCGGTTAGTCAAGAAGTTACTGAGCCTCAAAAACCTGTCATACCTGTTGTCGAAGATAGTATGTATGGCACGGCAGTGGAGACCGTTAGGCGCTTAAAGAAAGCATCCATCTCATCGCTTCAGCGTGCGCTGCGTATTGGTTATAACCGTGCAGGCAGGTTGCTTGAGCAGATGGAGCGTAATGGCGTTGTGTCCGCCAGGCAGGCGGACGGATCACGCACGATCCTCGAAGAAAAGCCTGTACAAGAAGAACCGCAGGGACTAACAGTATCTGTGCCACCAGCACAAACGGTGCAGCTTGAAGGTCCGCCTGAGTTTGTCGAACCACCGCCAGGAGAAGGGCCGGCGCCGGTTTCGCCAGAAGATCAAAAGTTAATTGATGACATAGCGAACCTAGAGTCTCAAGCAATTGATATAGATAAGCAAAGGCAAGCGGTCGAAAAGAAAGAACGGCAAGCTACGGCTAAAGGTCAAACATTTTTAAATGCGTTACGTGCTGCTGGTGTTAGTGATAAAGATATTGCGGACATTCGCAAGACACAGTCAGACAAGAATCTTGATAAAGCTGTAGTAAGCGGATTGCTTGACCCATGGCTTGGTCAGTATCCATCGACGATTGTTGATAGGGCTGAGCAAGTAGATAAGCAGTTCAGTCAAAACCAAGCTGTCGAAATCCTAAAGGATCGCATCCTTAGTAGAAACTACGTCAGTGATGCGACGATGGAAGAGCTGAAGGCGCTGGATCTACAGCTTGATGATGTCATGCAAATGATTAAGAGGTATCGTGATGAACTTGAAGCAAACTTCCGGGCTGCCGAAGCTGCCGATGAGCAAAGAGTTGTTTATGAGCAAGTGGAAGAAGCTGTCCCCGAGGGCGAAGAGCGAGCTGCTGAACCTGTCGAAGCTGCCAGACCTACAGATGAAACTGCCGCCCCTGAAGTAACTTTCACGCCAGAGACTTATGCCCAGCAGATGCTGGATAACACGGTACCTGATACCGAAGAGGCATACGAATACTTCCAAGAGAACCAGGAAGCAATCGAGCAGGCGCTTGTTGATTTACAAAAGCAGACCATCAAACAAGCAAGGACTGGTACCGAAAAGCAGATTGCTGACGTAGACAACGTTGCCAAAAGAAATTTTGGAGAAGTTGTTTTCCAAGATGGTGACGTTGCCTTGATCCGTGGATATGGCGAGAGGACAGGGAACCCTTTGTATTTCAGCGTTATAGGGGATACTGTTGGGTTGCGTGACATTGAAAGCATGCCGGAAAACTTTTACACGGCAAAGCAAAAGGCGCAGTTCTTAGCAATCAAACAAGAGGAAGAGCGCAAAGCTGCGGAGCGCCATCAGAAGAATCCCTTCATTAAGTTTGATCCTTCTGGTGTAACTGCATCATCCAGCGTTCCTGATGAGATAAAGAATATCTTGGTGGGTTGGAAGAACCTACTCAAGATTAAGCCAAATATTTATTTGACCACCATATCAGAGGCCAAAGCCAACGCTAGTAATTTCACTGGGCCACACCGCAAGATCGGTGCGCCTGGCTCAGGCACAGAGGCTGGATGGATGAGTAAGATGCCCGATGGCAATTACTACATTATCTTCAAAGACAACATACCCATGACTAAACGTCTGGAGGTGTTGGCGCACGAGCTAGGCCATATCCACGAAATCGAAGTGTTCAAGAACGTGGATGTTGCGACGCACAACGAACTCATTGGCGCGTTCAACAACTTCATTCGTTCGAGCCGCGGCAAGAAAGCCCGTGACTTCATACTTTCGTATCGCCCACGCAAGGTTGGTAAGACAACCACAGTAACTGCTGATCGGATGGAGGATCTTACAAATTACTGGAGATCTTTTACAGAATGGTATGCCGATCAAATAGCACGTTGGGCAACAACCGATCAAAAGCCGCTGACGGTTGTTGAGAAGTTCTTCAAGCGTCTTGCTGATGCGCTTAAATCTTTCTACGCCAAGGTGCGTAACCAAAAGTATTTACCCAACGAAACATTCAAGCAGTACCTCGAAAAGGTAAGCGCTAACCTCGATGAGCTTGCGCCTCCAAGGATTACCAATCCGATCTCAACCAAAGATCAGATGACGTTGTTTATGCGGCCTGACGAAGGTTATAAATATGATTCCGACTATGTAGATGCTAGCGATCAAGAGATACGGTATGCACGAACCACTGCTGAAGGAAAGACCGACGCCGGAAGTACGCTACCACCTGAAGAGCGAGCGCAGCTTTTCGAGGATGTAAACAAACTGGACCAGTCGCCTGAAGAGGGCATGAAGTCCATGGACTCCTTAATCAAAAGCACGCCAAGCTTCGAGGCAACCAAGCAAAAGCTTGGGCAGTACGTCAACAATGCGACGGCAGATAATGCAGCGACGCTCTTGCAATTCCTTAACCTACGTCAGCTTGGCGAGCTAGCCAAGAAAGATCTGCCGCAGGTCATGGAGTATTACCGTGTACTCAGCAACATGCTGATTGAGCGAGACAACCGCCTGACAGACGCAAGCAAGCTTCGTGAGGAGTGGGACCAGTGGGCTGACAAGAACAAGGCTTTAGCAGAGGCTTTGGACAAAGTCATTCTCATGGCACGTATGTCGGGCATCGATCCGACGATCCCCGAAAAAGAACAGAAGATCAAGAGCAAAGAGTTTCTTGAGAACTGGAACAAGATCAAGGGAACGCAGGGCCAGGTTATCTTTGAGAAGCTGCGTGACTACTACAAGGACCAGCTCGAACTCAAGCGCAAGATCCTTACACGCCGGATCATGCAGCTCATACCCAATGAGAATCAGCGTATTGCCAGCATCAACGAACTGAATCTTATGTTCCAGAAGTTTGTGGCGGACGGCCCTTACTTTCCGTTGAGTCGCTTTGGTGAATATTTTATTGCTTACGATATCAAGCTGCCCAACGGGGAAACCAAACCTTATCAGGAGATGTTTGAGTCACTGGCTGACTTGCGAGCCCATGAGCAAAGCATTCAGAAAGATGTAGCCAGCGGCAAGTTCATCAATCTCAAGAGCGGTGTTGATACCAAAGAGTTGTTTACGAAGGGCATCATCCAGTCTGACTTCATCAACAAGATCTTTGCCAACATCGATGCGACTGACCAGGGCACGCTCTTTGATGACAGCGTCAAGAAGCGTTTGAAAGATGATGTGTATCAATCCTATCTTTCGGTGCTGCCCGAGCTATCGGTGCAGAAGCATTTCATTCATGCCAAGAAGGTGGCTGGTGCTAGCCTTGATATGCGCCGGGCCTTTTCTGAATCGGCATTTCATTCGGCCTATCACCTGGCACGCTTGGATTATGGCGGAGCACTGGACAAGATTGTCACTGATGCTCAGAACCTTGTTGATAGCAAGAAGGGTGAAGGCAACATCGCCCGGGATCGTTACCTTGGCGAACTCAAGGCGCAGCATCAAGAGTTCAGTAACCCACAAAAGCACAATCCGATCTGGTCCAAGATCACCAACTTTGCATTCTTGTATTACCTGACTGCGCCAGCCTCGGCCATCGGTAACTTGATTCAAACGCCGGTGATTGGCATCCCCACCTTGGCAGGAGAGTTTGATGTTAGCTTCATGCAAGCGTCAAAGCAGATCTTCAAAGCCTTTGGTGAGTTCCGGGCAGCACGCAAGAAGGGCACTGGACAGTTTGACTTGGTTGCTTACCTGAAGTCTCAGGGTAGAAATGACGAAGCCAGGCTCATGGGTGAACTTGAGGGTGTGACAAACCGCACCCAGACGCTGTCTTTAGCTGGGCTGGCTGAGCGTCCAAGCAGTCTCTACGCTAGAGGGTTCAAGAGTGTGCTGCGATCCAAGTCGCTTGGCATCATGGAGAAAGCTTCTTTGGCGCTGGGCTATGGGTTTAACCTGGCCGAGATTGCAAACCGCCAAGTGACAGCACTGGCTGCCATTCGTCTTGCCAAGCAGCGCAACATGAGTGACGCAGAGACGGTACAGCTCACCAGAAACCTGATTGACCAGATCCACTTCGAGTACGCATCGGAAACCAAGCCGCGGTTCTTGCGTCACCCCATCGCACAGGTGACCTTGCAGTTTAAGAACTACGCTCAGCAGATGACAGCCTTCCTGATTCAAGCTGTGCGTGAATCGTTCCCAAGCAAGCAAGAGATGGATGCTCTGCTACTAAAGTCGCAAGACAAAGGTATTAGCCAAGAAGAGCGTGATGCTGCCAAGCGTGAGCATGATGAGATAGCTCGTGTCAAGAAAGCCGCACGCAAGCGTCTGTCAGGCGTACTTGGCATGACCGCACTCTTTGCCGGCTATGAGGGATTGCCGCTGTACTGGGTCATCGAAGGAACCATGAACCTCCTCTTTGATGATGAGGATGAGCCATACGACTTTAGTCTTAACATGAAGGTCAACATGGCAGAGATGTTCGGTGACAACCTGTCTCGTGCGTTTAGCAAAGGACCGATGTCCGAGCTGCTTAAGATTGATGTATCTCGGTTTGCAAACCTCAATGGTCTTTGGTTCCGTGATGATGCGGTGGCAAAGGATGAGGAAGAGTGGACCAAGAATGTAATGATCGACATGCTTGGACCAGCCGCAGGGTTTGTGCTTAACGTGGCCGGCGGCATCAAGAAGATCAACGAAGGTCACTACGCCAGGGGCATGGAAGAGATGTCACCGCCAGTGGTCAAGGACTTCTTCAAGGCGTTCAGGTTCTACCATGAGGGGGCCACGACGCTGCGTGGAGATCCGATTGTGCCTGACATTGGTCTGTGGGGGATCTTCGCCCAGTCGATTGGCTTCACGCCACAGGACTTGCAGCGCAGCTACGAAGCCATGGGTGAGATCAAGAGCATCGATAAGCAACTGTCGCAGCGAGAGCAGCGCCTGCTATCAAAGCTTTATCTTGCCTACAAGAGTGGTGACTACGAAGAGTATAGCGATCTTGGCGAGCAGATCATTCGTTATAACGAACGCAATCCCAATAGCCCCATCGATGAGAAGAAGATCCGCAGGTCTTTTGCTCAGCGCGAGCGCATGTCAGAGCGAGCTGAGAAGGGGATTATTGTGAGTGCCAAACGGCCTGAGTTGCTTGAGAAGACGATTTACTTGGAAGACTGAAGCGCCTCGATAGTCATTGCCAGTAGGTCAAGTTCGCTAAGTTTGTAGCGTGTGTAGAAACCACGTTCGCCCAGGCCATGAACGCCGGAGTTACCTTGATGGTGCTCCGGGCAAAGTGGTACCACAAGGAAATTGCTAGCACGCTGGCTCATGCCCTGACCTTCCCTTACATGATGTAAGTGTGGTGGAGTTTGCCCAAAGCCAAGATGACGACACAAGATGCAGCCGATACTGGCTACACGGTTCATGTGCTCCTTATCAGCTTTGCGTGTCACTGTTATTCCTTGCTCGTATGGCGGTGGTGCACTGTCTTGCACCGCTTGCCATTCCTTGATCTTCTGGATATGCAAACTTGTCCCAAAGTTCTTCGGCTCGTGATTCAACTTCTTCACAAATCTTCGCGCACTCC